ATACGAGCTTTTGACGAGGTGCCGTTCGCGCTGCCCTTCCCAGCCCACGGCCTCGACGGTAAACTCTTTCACGGCCTCGGACTGATCGGTGTTGAGCGTGACGGTTTGAATGATCCCGCCGAAATAGAGTTTGCCGCGATCCGTAAACGTGACGGTTTGCCCGCAGAGCGGGACAATCGGCGGGTTGATTACAATAAACGAGAGCGAGCCTTTGCCGTTGAGCACCAGCTCGCAGCCGAGCGAGCCCACTTTCGGCGAGCCAATGATCTCGCCTTGAATCGTGATCCAATAGCCGAGCCCGCTGATCTCAAGCGGCGCCGCTGCCGTGGCAGACGGTTCGAGCACGGGCGCATCGAGCGCAGGCCATTCCCCTAATGCCATCGTTCACCCATTCGCACTGTGCTTAATGAGCTGAAACGCATTATTGGCGCATCGAACATACGTAACGATATCGTTGGCGTTCGGCGTAATGTCGAGCGCTGCCGGATGCTTCAAGGTCGATCCCTGCTGGAGTGTCGTATTGCCGTTCGTAAAGAGAATATAAAACATCTGCCCGTCGGTTTCGTCGTCGAAATCGGTGATCGTCGTCGCCCCGGTGTTCGAGCAAATAAACACGTTCGCGCCTTTGATCGACGGCGAGGCGTCGCCGTCCACGAACGTCTTGCTGCCGATACTATTAAAGCTCTCGGGTACATGCTCGCAGTACACGTATTTCGTGCCAGGGCCGAGCGCGAGTTTCGCGCCGCCGATACTTGAACCGAGGCAGAGATCGCGTGAGAACGTATCAGGCCCGCCGCCGTGATCCGTAACCGTGCCGATCCCATATTCCCAGTATGGCCCCCACAGAATCGTATAGAGCACCTGCGCGCCAGCGCCGAATGCGAATTGAATCCCCCGGTGCCCCGTCGTCGGGCCGCCGAGCGTCAGATCGCCCGTGCCGGTGGTTGTCGTCGTTTCTTCGACGAGCATTGCGAGAAAGTTCGGCATCAGGTATTGACCGAGCGTGAGACTTCAAACCAGGCGCCGAGCACGCGCACGAGCGTAATCGTATCGTTACTTGAAAACGTAAAATTCACGCCGCCCGACAGGTGAATGTTCGCGCCATGCTGTAGCGTCATGTTGGCCGTGGTTGACGAGATCACGATCACCTGCCCTTCCATCCCGCTTGTGAAATCCGTGACTGTCGTCGGGCTCGTATAATTCGAGAGCCACACGTTGCCGCCTTTGACGGCGGGCGAGGTCCCATTATTCGGGAACACTTGCACGCCGTTATTAAAGCAGGCCTCTGGCGGGATCGGGCACAGCACGGTTTTCGTGCCCGCGCTCCAGTTGACCGCCGCGCCCCCGGCTGAGCTGTTAATCACAATCGTACGGGCGAGCTGATTCGAGGAGTTGATCGTACCGAGCCCGTATTCATACGTCGCGCCGTCGGCACTGTAAACCATGTAATAACAATTCGCGCCGTTGCCGAAGGAATCGAGAAACGTCCAGTAGGTTGCGGGCGCCCCGTTGAGCTGATAGGTGCCCGTGCCCGTCGTCGTCGTGGTTTCTTTCACGCGAGGCCGAATCAGTTGAGCCATTACGCAGGCGCCCCCTCGTGTCGCCATCCGGCAGAGGTGTACCGGCTTACTGCTTTCATGAATTTTTTCCCGTCGATTGCAATCGTCGTCTGAATAGGCCGCTGATCGCCGCCCCCGCCGAGCAGATCGCCTGCACGGTCTAACGGAATGATTGCCTCCGGCCCGGCCTCGCCCACCATGCCGAGCGTCGGCCCTGTCACGACGCCGCCCTCGGCGAATTTGATCGCTTTCAGCGCGAGCAGCGCGCCCGCGATCACGACGACGCCCGCGAGGATCGCGCCCGCCCACGGGATACCGAACACGGTTTCGGTCAAGGCGGTGGCGATTGCCGTGAGCACGCCCATGATCGCTGTACCGACAGCGGTCACGATCCCGACGAGCGCCGCAAACATGCTCGTCATGGCCGCCGTTACCGTGCCCCACACGCCGACGACGAACGCGCCCGCGCCCGCCCACACGCCTTCTGTGCCTGCGGCTGCCGCTTGATTGACGAGAAACGATTTTGCCGCCGAGGCCGCTGCCGCCACGCTCATATTGATCGCGGCCTGTACGACGGCGATCTTTGTAGACTCCCATGCGGCCTTGAGATCGCCGCCTTTCACAACCATCGTCGCGATTGAATTGCTCCAGGTGCTTACCATCGACGCCATCGAAAAGACGTTCGAGGCCTGCAGATCGTTGAGCTGCTTTTCCCAAAAGCCGGGAAACTGCTGCACGATCTGAATCCGTTTCGTTTCTCGATCCATATCGAGCGCATGTACTTTGGCGTTATAGGTTGCCAGGCCGATCAATCGCGCGTCGTATTGTTCTTTCAGCGCGGCGGTTTCGAGTTTGTAGCGCTCTTCGTTGGCTTCAAACGCCACTTGCCGGGCGGCATCAGCCGCGCCGATCAAGCCTTGCTCGGCTTGAAAGAGCACCTGCTGCTGGCGCTCCACCGACTCAGCGATAATCACATTATTTTCGAGGACATCGTTGCGATGCAGCCAGGATTGCGTGCCTTCCTCGACAATCGCGCGGCCCTTGGCTTCCTCTTCGAGCATGACGCTGATCGCGTCGGCTGAATCCATTTCTTTGGCGCCCCAGATTTCGGCGAGATTGCGCTGCGCCTCGCGGATATGCTCGACCGATTTCTCGAACGGGCCGCCCGTGATCTTCGCCATGTTGCCCGTACCGATGCCTTCCGACAGACTTTGCAGGCGTTCGGCTTCGAGCACGCGCTCAGCGAACGCGGCGTTTTCTTCCTTCGCCGTGCGCTGGATAATGTCGAGCTGCACTTTGCCGAGCGCCTCTTCGGCATTGCGCTGCGCCTGCAGGTAGTGCTGCGTATTAACGAATCGCGTGACGAGCTTGCGCCCGAGCGCCTCTTGCCGTTCGCCCCGCTCAATATCGCTCGCCTTGTCGAGTTCGTTTTGCTTTTGTGTCGCCTCGACAATCGCTCGCCCGAGAAACGCCTGCGCACTGTTGTCCTCTTTTTGGATTTGCCCCGTCAGCTCGCGTATGCGAAAGGTAATCCCGGCGATCCCGTCGGTGATTGCTTTAATCGTGGCGAGCACGCTCGGCGCGAAGGCGAGAGCAAAGGCCGTTTGTAATCCCTTGAGGGCCTGCCCGAGATCGTCGCTCGCGTCGTCGACTTTCGTGAGCGCTGCAACCTGCTCGTTCGTGAGGATCAAGCCGAACCGCTCAGCGGCCTTGCGCGACTCATCGAACGCGGCGGCGCCACGGTTGAGGATCGGAATCATATCGAGGCCGGATTTCCCGAAGAGCTGCACGGCGAGCGCGGCTTTCTCAGCGCCGTCGGGCATCTTTTGGAACTGATCGGCAATCGCACGAATCGCGTCGTCGGTCGTCCCGAGCTGCGCGATGCTGATCCCCAGCTCATCGAACGAACTAGCCGCTGCGCTCGCGGGATTGCGCGCCTCGACGATTTCTTTCGAGAGGGTTTTCGTGGCAACCGTGAGCTGCTGCGCCTGTACGCTGTTCTGCGCCATGACGACAGACCAAGATTGCAGCGTTTGCACGCTGATCCCGGTCTTTTGGCTCATCTGTTCGGTTTCTTCGGCCTGCTTGGCGATTGCCAGGGTGTTCGCCGTGATCGCCGAGGTCACGGCGAGGATCGCCGTCGCCCCGACTTTGCCTACGGTTTGCAGCTTCGTGCCGAAATCGACGCTCGCGCTGCCGAGCTTCGCGAATTCCTTGTGCAGCTCGCTTGCGTCGGCGGCGATCTTGACAACGAGCGATCCGATATCAGCCATGCGTTACGCTCCCGGCTGCTGCATGCCGCGAAAGAATGAAAGCACCTGATCGCCGCTCATTTTGCGATCCTCTTGCGCTGCCCGCGTTTTGAACGAGAGCATGAAATCGTCGAGCTTGAATACCTTGCCCTTCGGCGCGTTCACCTGCGCAATCGTTTTCGCAATTAGCGCGGCGTGATAATCGTCGCGTTTCGGCCCGAACGGATTCATTTCGTAGTACGCGATCCATTCGCAAAACTCCTCGCTACTCATCACCTCTTGCCACTCGGCGATGGTGCGCCCGCCTAGCGCCAATGCCAGCAGGTGCCAGAATTGGCGCTCGGGGCGCTCGCTCAGTTTTTTGCTTTCGCCTGCAGATCCTCGGCCCTCATACAGCTGAGCCGTTGCGAGGCCTCGAATAACCTATCGAGGATCTCGCCGCTCTTCTCGCCGAGCGCGTCGAGGTGCTCAGCGGTAAAGAGTAAATTCCCCTGAGCATCGCAGATCGTCGCCGCGAGGAGACTCGTGCGCGTGTTCTCGTGAATAATCTCGACTTCCTTGCCGTGCATGCGATAGCGAGACTTCTCGAATCGCTCGCGCGCTTTCCCGGTGAGGTTGCGAATATAGACAGTGCCGCCCCACTCGGGCACCTCGACGGCTTCGATCTTCATATCGACGGCTGCTAGGATTTGCTCGCGCGATAATCCAGCATGGCCGTTGCTCTCAGGGTTCATACGCAGGCCCTCCTCGTGTTAATCCCGAGTCAGTTAATAACTGATCTCATGGATATTGTTATGGTGTTATCGTGAGCGCTCCGGTGATCCGCAGCGTGATCTTGCCGCCCGTGACATCATCCGTCGGGAACGATTTCGGAAACGAGGTCACATACGCCTGGAACGTAATGCTCGCCGTCGCCCCTGCGGCGTTCGGCGGCGGGATCACTTTCCAGTCCCGCTTTGTCCGATTCTGCAGATCGGCCCAGATCGCTTGGTGCGTCGTGTCGGAGTGGACCCAGTTCAGATCGACGTCAATCGTGCCGGGGTCGATCAAGCTCGGGATAAACTCGCGGTAATTCCCCGACGCCGCCGAGCTGTGCGTCGTGACATCTATCGTCGAGACTTCGGTGCTCGGGCCGTCGATGTTTTTCACTTCGCCGAGCGTTTGGTAACTCGGCGTCGAGCCTGCCGTCGCCCCGCTGCGTTGTAACAAGGTTCCGTACGATGGTATGGCATTGCTTGACATAGTTCCCTCCTGTTTATTGCGTTCTTGGATCTGCCCGCGTGTGCTCGTACACGATTTCAACCCGCAGCCCACGAGCGAGGTGCGGCGTTTCGGCGTCGACTTCCATCTCCAGATAGGTCGGTGGATCGGTCATGAGTGCTAAGCCATCCCAGCGTTGATTGCTCGCGAGGCAGCGCTCGATATCGCTCACGAACGCATTCAAAATCTCGCCGCCTGAGCGCGGATCTGCTGCCTCGTCATGCCGTACGCAGACGACGAGAAAGAGTTCCATGCGGCGCCGGATACGCGGCGCAGCGGATTTTTCCAGCTCGGGAAAACAATCGCCCTCTTTCACGAGGATTGTCGGCATGGTCGAGAGATCAATGCCGCTCGCGCGAAAGCGCTGCACGCTGCTGATCTCGTTCTCGTATCCGTTGGCAACCGAGATCGTCGCCAGGGCGGTACTGATCGTTTTCAATATCTGCTCTTGAATCGAATCCATTAGAGCTTCCTCTTGAGCGCCTTCTGCAGCGCTTGCTCGGTGCCGCGCAGGCCCGCCTCGGCGACTTTCTTGAGTTCCGGCAAGGCCCGGCTGCGCACGAGCTGGCGAAATTTCAGCCGGGCCGGGATCACCACCTGCGGCACTACGGCACTGATCTCGCCTTTCCCTTTGCCGAGTTTCTTTTCGCGCAGGAATAAAAACCCGGTTTTCCCTTTGGCTTTGATCGTGATCCCCTTCTCATGCGTGTGCAGAATGCGCGAGATCCCGATCTTCCCGGCGAGGTTTTTGTGCGTGTCGCCCTGTACATAGGTCCAGATATTCTTGCCTTTCGCGAGCTTCCCGGCCTTGATCCCCGGCGCGCCTGACAGCTGCTCTTTAATAAAGAGCTTGCGAATCCGCTGCGCCCCGCGTTTCATTTCGGTGCGCATGTAGCGCAGGCTGAGCTTGTCGGCATTGTTGAGGCCCTCGACAAACTCTTTGCCGTTCACGAGGATCGCTGAGATTGCTTCGCTCATAGTTCCCGCACCTGCATGAGAATATCTTCCTCCAACAGATCGCCGTTCGAGAGCGTCATCATGAACGTAATCCGATAATCGTTGCCGTGCGTGCCGTTCAGCACTTTAATGATCGACTGTGTGCCGCTCACGCTTGAGAGCGTGTTCGCGATCACGGTGTTATCGACGACGAGATCAGGGTATCGCGTGGCCTCCACCGTGCCCGACACGAGCGAGGCGCCGACGGGCAGCTTGCCCGCCCATTCGACGGCGATGAGATATTGCTCTGCCGGTTGCTTAGCAAATTTGTTCACGGTGCCCCCCAGCTGGAAAGATAAACCGTCGATCCCTTGCCG